TACAATTTGACTTGTGTCCTCTACAACGGTAACAACGTATGGAAGAGCGATACCCGTCGGATCGCCTGTCTCTGGATAGATATCCTCAAATCCTGGAATATCTAGGTCAACATGCATCTCAAGAAGGCAATATTCCTCATTACCTACGGCAGAGCGTGTTGTGCCTTGGATCTCGTTAATTTTCTGCTCAAGGGGAGATTCAGCCTCATCGGAGGGGGAAGATAGTTCCACATCCTTATAAAAACCTATTACCTGCTGCTTGCGAACATCGTTCTCGGACATCCGCACAACATGCGTAACGCGAGGAGCAGATTTCAGATCGGTTGCGGTGTAATTAACCACCAAATCCTCTGCAGTTACAAATTTACTCACAGCACGGTCTAACGCACCATCATAATATACCTTCTTAAACGCTGAGCCTGACAACGGCAGATAAAACAGCATCTGATCCAATTCTGGATCATACTCCTCCATCACATTCGTTATCTGGAAATTCATGAACTCCTTGACCCGCTGGGCCTGATCCGTGAGGGAGGCTCCTGGAGGAGGGGGTGGAGCATCGGGACCCTGTTGTTGAGGCGGGTTAGCCCCAACCGTGGTTACAGATACAGGACCACCAGCGGGAAGGAGTTCTTTGTAGGCTTGCGCCTGAAACTGTGTTGCTGCCTCTGCCAGCAGCGGATGATGGACCCCTGTCGCTCCTTCAAAAGGCTCCGTGCGCTCCTCATTGCTCGTACCTAATAGATCTAATCCTTCGGCAAAGGACTGAAGCCACGCGGACCTTGATTCTTTGTCTTCCTCATACAGGTCAATTAGTTCTGCTGCAAGAGGTCGTAATTGCTCTTCGGGGATAAACTCTGCAAGGTTGGCTCCGTGAGGAAGATCCATCGGAGGCATCATCTGGGTCTGGGGTTCAAAGTCCACCATCATCCCACCGTCGTCCAAGGGTAAAAATTCAATGTCCCTGGGCAATTCTTGCACTGGCTCAGGTAACCCCACTTCTTGGGCCATGATTTCTTCGTCTTCAAATGAAGAAATTGGGAATGGTGCCGCGTTATCTACAAAACTCATACTTTATTCCTTAAAAATTCTTACTTTCTTCGTCAACCTTACGAATAGCATCAATCACTTCATCAAACGTTGCAAATCTCTTGCCTGTCTTGACAAGTTCACCTCCAACCTCATCAATAATCTGCCCAACCCCAACAGCCCTTACATATTCTGGTGCTATTTCTTTGATTAAATCAGAAACTGCAACCACAGAATTGGGGGAATATTCAAATGGGTCAAAGACATTTGGGCCAACCAAAACCATATCAGCATTCAAATGATCACCAATACCGGCACGGGGGTTATATCCACCTGCCAATTCTGCATTAGGAAGTGATTTAATGAAATCCTGTATATATAAAATGGCTGTATCAGACGGTTTCCGGTTACTAATCCCTTTAATCTGGTGGATATTTGTAATTACTTCGTCAGGGTTGTTTTGCAGCCACTGGGTTTTAATCTCTTCAGTTGCTGAATGTGTATCAGGAAACTCTACAGGCTTCATCCTTTTCAGATCCATGGCTTGTGATAGAACTAGCTCAGGATCATATAAGGAGTCTGGTATTTCCCTAGTTGTCTCAATAGTGGCTAACGATTCACCAGTATCTGTATCCCTCAATGAATAGATTTTCGTTCTGCCAGCTTCGATATCAGAATATCCACCACCTAATTGGCCATAGCCTCTTCCAGACGATGGCTCATAGCCCCTTACAGAATGAGAAAGTGCCTCTGATTCTGCTGCAAACTGCCCTTCTCTATTTAGCTCAATCCAGCGATAGCCCTCATCTGGGTAGTCTTTGACTATATCAGCAGCCATAGTCTGCTCAATCGGAACCTTCTTTTTATTCTCAATACGATATTCGTTGATCTTAGCTACATGGTCAAAGACATCAGCAACACTCATTTTAGGCAATTTTTCTGGCTTAATCTGGAGATCCTGTGGTAGGCCAGAATCTGTTGCCATAGCATTTGTTATTTCATCCTGAACGTGATCTAAATCTAACAACCTCTCTACACCATAAGAACCTCCTAATAAAGTGTATAAAGGAGTGTCATCAGCTAACTCTTTCTGCCATTCTGGAGTTTGTTCACCTATTCGTATATAAGGATGATTAACTTCCGTTTGACCCATTGTATTCACCCCATACCCAATTACAGAATCTGTCAGGATTTCCCAAGCAGACCCTAATGGATCAGTAGAAAAATCTTCTCTTTGGAAGCCTAGCTCTGACCGTACTGTTTCTATACTAGATATGTCCTCTTGTGCTGCTAACTCCTCTATATCATCTAAATGGGTTCTTCCGGTTTCTTCTATTTTCTTACGAACTGAATCATGTTTAGTTCCCATTTCATTCTTGATGTACTTCGGTACTTTTTTGTCTAACCATATATTCCAAGCCTTCTGACTAGGTGTGAGAGCGTGGGTGGCTATTGGGTACTTATACATATCTATTGAAGGTTGTATAGAGTCACCCAACTTGTACTGTGTATCATCCAAATTTAAAACGGTATCTATATCAGGTTTTAACCAATTACCTCCCTTCTCCTTGACAATACTCATAATACCAGCATCAGGTGCATCCGAGATTGGTGTTTCATATCTAATGGTTTCCAATTCCTTTGCTGGGAATGCAGGGACACCTTTCAATGATTCAGCTTGTCCAAATCCTGGATATGGCAAAAAGTCTGCAGCAGAGAGATCAGGAGTCTTATATATAGTAGGTTTGCCCTCTCTATAACCCGATTCCCCTGCCTCTGGAGCAGAGGTGCCTTCGATGCCTATAGACTTTTGCTTGAGCTCCTTCTGTAGCTCTTTCAGGCGATCTGTTGTGCCCCTTTCTCTTGACTTAGTGACAGGGGGTGGGGTTGCTTGACCTTTCTTTGCCTCCCTTTCCTCTTCTGGCGTTGATCTACCCTTTGGGCCATAATTTGTTGACATGTAGATGTCAACTGCATGACTAATTGGAGATTTATAACCAAGAGCTGTTTCAGTAATTTTGTCAGACTGCTCCTCAATCGCCTTAGCTGTCGCAGCGGCAGGGGGAGGGGGAAAGTGCTTTGCGGCTTTTGGAAGGAACCTAGAGGCCCCCAATAACGGCGCTCCCATCAGTAATAACTCCTCATACTAGGGTCTATTGGCATAAAGCTTCCTCTACTAAATCTGTCTGTGATAACATTCTCCGCAGGGCTTTGTTCTCCTGCTTGTAGCACGCTACCTTGGTCTCCAAATCATCCAGGATGGTCTCTAACAACCAAAGCTGGTTATCTGACAAAGACAATTCACCCAAAAGGTCTTCCGTACTATACATAGATTTCTGAACTATATTCCCCATTTCCTCAATAGTAAACCCTTTTTCTACGATACCCGCTCTCTTCGTCCGCATAATCAGTATTTAACCTCAAGAATCCCCCCTCCCTAAAGCGCAAAAGAGCCATGGTCATACTATCCACCAGATCGTCATGCTCGCCATGAGGGAAAGCCGCCACCTCATCCATCATCTCATCCGCCCAAACAGTCTCTGGCACCCACACGAACCCTGACTCGAATATAGTGCTGACCGCATTTACCCTAACGTGCTTATCTATTCCTCCGCCCCCCTTCCTCTTTCCGGGGCTATACGTCTGCACAGGCACACCCTGTGCACGTAGCTCCTGGGTTAGGGGCAATCCACTAGCCTTCCCCTCAATAATGACCGTGTCGGGCTGCCAATACTCATACAAACGCATGGCCTCCTTCTTCAGCTCGGGGAACTCGAACCGTGCCTTGACGCTATCCACCAATACAATGTGCGCCACCTTACCATCATACAATGTCTCCCCAATCCTACCCTCTGGGTAAAACACTCCCCACGTAGTTATTGCACTATAGTCCGCTGTCTGACTCTTCATGAACGCTGTATCATAACTCTGGATCACGTACTCACATGTCGGAGGCTTCTTATGTGGCCACTTGCTCCACCACTCCCTCTTGATCAGTGCCCCTTCCTCACTGGTGGGCTGTTGCATATACTGTGCGTGCCACTTCGGCCCTGTGTGCAAAGAAGCACGGACCGCCTCCAACTCCTCTAACTTCCAATACTCCGGCCAAAGGGGCTTACCACTAGGCATGATCGCCGGAAACTCAATCACCTCCCACTGATCGGCCTTGTCGTTCTTACTGGCCTCCTTCAACAACCTACCCGTTAAATCATTAACCCCCCAACGGGTCATCACTATAACAATTGCACCGCCGGGCTGCAAACGCTGTCGTGGCCCAGACTCATACCAATCATAAGCCTCGTCCATCGCTGTCTTACTCTTATAATCCTGCTCGGAATGCGGATCATCAATAATAAACAAATCCGCACCACGACCCGCTACCGCACCACCAATACCCGTTGCAAAATACTCTCCGCGCAACCTCCCGCCCTTACTCATCGTCTCCCACTTGCCCGCCGCCTGTGAATCTGGGTTCAATTTCGTATCAGGGAAAACCTCTCCATACATCTCATCCGCTATCAAATCTCGGACCTTACGTCCAAAACGCACAGCCAACTCGCCTGTATGCGTGGCCTGAATGATCTTTAACCCTGGATTATGGCCAATCAAGAAGGCTGGTAACAAATAGGATGCAAATTCTGACTTCGTATGCCTTGGTGGCATATTTATTATCAACCGCTTTAATTTACCCTCGCGTACCCGATCAAACGCGTCTGCCATGATCTTATGATGCCGCCCACCAATGAACTGGGGCCACATATGCTGTACAAAGGATAAGAAATTGCCCTTGCTCGCATCCTGCTGCTCCATCTTGAGCAACTTCTCCTGCAACAACAAATACTCTCGTGCCTCCTCGGCACTCATCTGTGTAATCAACTCTGGGTTGATCTTGAGCTTTGGGTCTATGTTCATTCGTCTTTCTTAAAGTGCAGCCCACCATGGACCGTGGACCCAGTATACTGTACAAAAAGGATCTTTACAAAAAATTTTTTAGAAATTTTTCTGGGCAAAGGTTGTGCACGCCGCAAAGTTTGGATTTATCCATGGATCAAGTTTACTATCTGGGGACATAGTAAACCTCTACTGGAGCAGAAGGCGGGGGAAAGGAACATCGTTCAAAGGGAAGGGTGAAAGGGGATCGGTGCAAAGAAAATGTAAAAAATTTCTGGGACTGAGGACCGGGTACTAGGGTGGGTGGGCGGGCGGGGGGGCCCATAGCCTATAAGGGGGGTGGGGGTATACCTCACACGCATAAAAAAACCCGCCTTAATAGGCGGGCTGTTAGTTAGTTAGTTAGTTAGTTTATCTCAGGGATGTCATCTCTCAGGCAAGTCATGTCATGCTCTGGGCTGTAAATCCAAACACCACCAGTAGGGTGGTATGTAAACCACACAAGGATTGTGTGTGGGCCAAACAGACCACGTTCAAGCCCATATTGCTGTAATGTTTTCATGCTATACTCCATAAAGCCCGCCTTAATAGGCGGGCTGTTAGTTAGTGAATAACTAGGCTAGTATTAACGCCAGCAGTAGCAAATAAGGCCACAAGGCGGTAACAACTAGCCTGCTAGTTATACCGGCTAGAGCTACCATATAAAGCTCTCATCATAGGCAGGGGTGATAATACCCATATCCCCATATTGATACCACACTTCACGATAGAGTACAGCTTCAACACTGTA